GTGCTTTACGATACCGGATGGAGTACTACTCTAACATATCCATATGCTACGATTATACCGCCGTTCAAAGGCTGTGTTAATAAAGTAAATGTAACAAATAATCCATACAGTTCTTACACTTCAGGTCCGACTGGATCTTCTGCTACTTTATTAGTTCTTATAAACGGAAGCGTTGAGGACTCTCAAACAGTAAGTTACACAGCTGGTACAGCTGGAGAGGTAATTACTTTTGACTTCGGAGAAGATATCGAGTTTAACGCTAATGACAGAGTTCAATTGCAATTTCAAGCAAATGGTTTTTGGAGATATATGAATGTAGGAATACAATTAATGGCAATAGCCTAATAAATAAATAAATATGATTAATTACACTTGGAACTGCCAGACAGTTGACGCTTACCCGAAAGAAGGAGAATATACCGATGTTGTATACAACATTCACTATAGAGTTCAAGGAGAAGATAGTGAAACCGCTTATCAAAGCGATATTATTGGAACTCAAATATTAAACGCTAGTGATATAACAGAATTTAAACCTTTTAATGAACTAACAAATGAAGATGCAGTTGCTTGGTGTAAATCAGCAATGGGTGAAGAGCAAGTAGCTCAAATAGAGGCTACAATTGCAAGCTCTATTGAAGATCAAGTAAACCCATCTTCAGTTACTCTTGTTATAGGGGAGTAAATATCAAGCAAAACGAGTAATAATAGCCATATGCTACAAGAGCATAAAACCAATGTTAATTTTAAAACCAAAACCAATGACACTTTTTTACCAGACTGAATCGTGGAGTAGTCACCCACAACCAGGCAAAAGCCAAGTTAAAGTATGGAAACATATAGCTAACAAAGAAAACTGGAGAATTGTCCAGCTTATCAATGGATTTTACCAAACAGAGTATCAAGACATCAAAGATCCAGAAACATGGCATGATGTAACCCGGCGCGAAACTTTAGAAGGAGCTGAAACAGCTATCGACCAAACAGTAGCGCACTATTTAAAGAAAGTTGAATTTATCGACGGACCTAAAATAGTAAAAACCTTTAAATAAACCACACTCAATCTAATTAAATTAAATCAAATATGGACGCAATTGTCAAAAACCTTAACTTCGGCGAAGAAGCCCGAGTTAATGTATTTAAAGGAATAGAAAAACTCACAAAAGCTGTTAGCTCTACATTAGGAGCTAGCGGTAAATGTGTAATGTTAGAAGATCATACTGGAAAGCCAATCATTACAAAAGATGGTGTAACAGTAGCAGATTCAATAATCTTGCGAGATCCTGTAGAAAACATGGGAGCAACGCTTTTAAAAGAAGCAGCAAGAAAAACGGTTAGAGAAGCAGGTGATGGTACAACCACAGCTACTGTTCTAGCTCATGCAATTTTAACTGAAGCTTATAAGGTTTCAAATAAAACAAATTCGAGAGAGTTAAAAGAAGGTATCAACAGCGGTGTTGATAAGGTTGTAAAATACCTAGAGAGTGTTTCGTTACAAGTTGAGGGGGACATGATTGACAATATCGCTACTATATCTACAAATAACGATCCAAAGCTAGGTAAGATTATAGCCGACGCTTTTAGAGCTGTAGATAACACAGGGATCGTAATGATGGAAACGTCATCAGATGGAAAAACAGAAATTGAAATTGTAGATGGTGTTCAGTATGAAAAAGGTCTTACTAACACTCATTTTATAACTAACGTTCAAAATAAATCAGCTGAACTAGACAATGCTTTAGTGTTGTTGCTAGAATCACCAGTTGATACAATAAGACAGATTCAACCTGTGCTAGAGTACGTAATAAAAAACAACAAACCCTTGCTGATTATCGGCGATTTAGAAACGGGTGTTTTATCTGCTTTAGCTATGAATAAAAACAAAGGTAACATAAGAGTAAATGTTGTCAACGGTCCTACTCAAGGAGTTAACAAGCAAGAGATGCTACAAGATCTAGCGCTTCTAACAAAGGCTACTATTATAAATGAGGATTTAGGTGACGATATGGATTTAATCCAACCAGAGCACCTAGGAACGTGTTTAAGAGCTGTTACAACCCACGATGAGACTATACTTCAGTTTGAAGAATCAGGTCCAATAATTTTAGCTACAATTGATAAGCTAAAAAAAGATTTACTTGAAGCTACGCAGGCTTATGAAATAATTAAGCTTGAAAAAAGATTAGGTATGCTTTCTGCTAGAGTAGCAATTGTGAAAGTAGGTGCTAACTCTGATATTGAATTAAAAGAAAAAACAGATAGGGTCGAAGATGCTATCTGCGCTACAAAAGCTGCTATCAAAGAAGGTATAGTGCCTGGAGGTGGTATTGCGCTGTTAAACGCATCAACAAATCTAGTATCTAAGTCAGAGGGCGAAACAGTGCTTTTAGAAGCAATTAGAGCACCCTTTAATATCATACTAGAAAACGCTGGCATAACAGATGTGGAACTACCTAAAGCTAAAGGAAGAGGTCTAAACGTGGTTACGGGAAAAATGGTAAATATGATTAAGTCAGGTATTATTGACCCTTTGCTAGTTACCAAGAGCGCTCTTCAGAATGCAGCTTCAGTAGCGACAACTATATTATCAACCGATTGTGTAATCAATAATTTAAGAATTGATGAAAGCGATAGGTAGAAACTTAATAATAGAAAAAATAAAAGAAGGAACCACCGAAACAAAAGGTGGTTTACTTCTTGCAGAAAACCAACGTGAAGACATCCGTTACACTGAAGCCAATGTATTATCAGCTGGCGAGCAAGTGGAAGGATTGAAAGAAGGTGATAGAATATTTTTTGACCGACACGCGGGACATAAAATAGAAGTAAATAAAAAAACATACCATATAATCAAGAATCAAGATGTAGTTGTTGTTTTATGAAAAGGCTAGACGCAGATGACATAAAAAATATGAATCTGTTTAAACATTATCGTATAATACGTAAATGGGCTTGCAGAAACAATAACCTCAATGATGCTGATCTAGAGTTATTAATTTACCTAGATTGTATGGATATGTTTACAAAAAAAGATTTCGAAGCTGGTAGTTATTCCTATAGTTGGGATAACCGCCGCTGGAATCGTTTACTTAAAGAAGGTTGGATAGTTGTATGGAGACATAGAAATAGAACAACTCAGAAGTATCACATATACAAAACCTCGTTTAAGTGTAAGCATTTAATCAAGCATATGTATAGAATCATACTAGGTAAAGATGATCTACCTATAAGTAACCATAGAAACAGTATAATGAAGGGTAAGACATATACAGACAAAGTTCTTATAACTTCAGTTTTAAACGTAAACAACGATAAAGAAAGATAATATGCCAACTTACAATCAAGACTTAAGTGCAACAAGCGGTAACGCACCAACCAAGCAGGTTGGATTAGTTGACCCACTAACAGGCGCACCAACTCAACAAATGACAAATGTACCACCTCAACAGGCTAATACGCTTGGTAATGCCCAACCGGTTTTTAACCAAGGTGTTCAACAAGCCGCTCAAGGTGTCTATGGTGGGATTGATCAAAGACAAAACTCAGTAGGCGCAAGCGCTTTGTTTCAAAGGTCATATCCAAAAACACCTAACAACAACGAGCCAGATACCTACCCTGATAGATTAAATACTGGAGGAAAGACTCAAGATGAAGTAATTACTGAAGCAGATAAAGACACTTCAGTTAAAGGGTATAATAGAAGTGGTTTTGTAAGAGATTCTATTAATCAAGCAAATACTAGAATAGATAAAGCTATATATAATCTAAAGAATCCAAAAAAAGCCATGAGTGTAACATATGGTAAAATTAAAAAAATATAAAATCATGAAAAACATTAAAAACTTAAAAGCAGATCTATCAGGTCAGGTTGGTGAAAATGCTTTATGGGACGGACCATTAAGCAAAGAAGGTTTCCCGATGGGTAAAGGATCAAGTTCTGGTATTACTGGAATGGAAGTGTCTAAATATCCGTGCGACTATAAAGCAGGACCAATTACTAACATAGCAAAAACATATAAATAATGAGTTCACCATTTCAACAAAAAATGATGGGTAAAAACCCTATCAAACAGTTGCGTACAGCACAAAGAATAACAGCTGCCGCAAAAGCTGCAGATGAAGATTTTTACAGAGATATAGATCCGTATGAAGCGGAAGGTAACCGTATGGAAGCTAGTGAAACTTTACCAATTGACGACGTAAAAAGTTACGAATATGACTACGATCAGAATCCAGAAACTACAGCGAAAAAAAAACTCAAGTAAGTAATGGATCAGTAGCTCAAATGGCTTCACCGCTTAACGCTTATGTTTCAACAGCTGGTCATTTTCAAAGAATGCAAGATAAAATAGCCTCAGCTTTTACGCCTAAGAAAAAAGCTGGTCCAACCTCAGAAGATAAGAAAAACCAAGCAGAAGAAGCTTACTGGAAGTCTAAAACTACCACAAGCGAAGAAATAGACAAAGGCGGATTAGAAGAAGGTTTTGGAGGAGCGCAAACTCAAGCAGGTTATGATTATTTCAATGATCCCAACATACCAAAAGGAAATTAATAAAAAACACGTAATAAAACAGATAGGACTGTATAAACCTAAGCCAAACATAACATTAACTTAAACAAAACAAAACAAAATGGCAAAATTTTTAAAAGTACCTTTAACAGGTGTAGCAAACACACCTTACCAATTAGTAGGGATTGATTCAGTAGTAACTATTATAGCAGGCGATCCAGCTGGTGCTGACCCCACGACTAAAGTAACTATTGAAACTGGAAAACCAGTAGGAGCTGCTACAATTACTTTCACGGCTGACGCCGCAGCAGTAACAGCAGGAGATTTACTAAAAGCATTTAACGATGCATTAGTTGCTAATCCTGGTGGAATTGTTTCAACAATAACTGGACCAGTAACAGTGGCTCAAGTGTTAGACTCAACTGATGGAAGACAGTTAATTACTACTGCACAGGTAAACGCATTGTTTACAGACGTTGCTATAGCGTAATTAAAACCAATTAATCTTGCGGGCTTAAAAACTCGCAAGGTTTTTTTTAACTTACAATTTATGGCTTTTAAAATATCACCTTTGTTTCAGTTAAAAGAACAAAAAGAATACGATAAGCAGTATAATGATTATAATAAATTTATGAAGACTCTCGAAGGTCAGCATAGAACTAAGAAGATAAGCGAAAAAGAATACGAATTTAAAGTAGATTCAGCACATCAAGAAGTTGCTAAAAAATTCAAAGCTTTGAAACTAGCAAAAAAAACAAAACAATAAATGGCTTTTAAATTAAATAACCCTCCTTTCCACATGGACAACACTCCAATATATCGAGTAGATATGGAAGATGGTGTTATGGGAAAAGCTAACAACAATGGATCTATAACTCTTAATAAAGATTTAGACCCAAGCGAAATAGACGGAGTTATTGCTCACGAGAAGATTCACCTAGAACAAATGGAGCGAGGTGATTTAGATTACGATGATGACAATGTGTACTGGAAAGGTAAAAAATATTCACGAGCTGACATGAAGGAAGGTGCTAAAAACCTACCTTGGGAAGCTGAAGCTTATAAACGATCCTAAATGAAGACATCTAAGACAGGTTATTTAAAAAACAGTCCTGACGTTAACGAGTCTCAAAATACTATATTAGGAGGCGATATAACAATGAAAGGAGTCGAGTTTAAAGTATTAGGTACTGACAACCGAGGATATACAAAAATAATGTACCCAGGATATGACTATAAATTTCCTGGCGCTAAACACGTAACAGAAACACCAATTAAAAATAAAAAATAAATGAAACCATTTACAAACAAACACTCAATCACAGCTGGATCACCACTACACGTAGGAGGATCTGGAAAAAGCCCTCTTTATCAAGATAAAAAAGCTGGTGAAGAAACTGAGTTTAGAAAAGCTTATAGAGAGCAAGAGGATATGGTAGAAAACCCTCACTATGGTAAAAAAATATATGCAAATCCTAAAACTGGAGTTAGAGTAAAGTTAGACAAAGAAGCTTCATCCTCGAAACTCATACCTAAAAAAGTTCTAGCAAATTTAGCTAAAACAACTGCAAAAGGACAAACAGGATCAACATACAATAGATTCGAAAGATAAACGTTACTAATTATATGTAATTATAATATTATAACAATTAAATTTAATATTATGAAAAAATTACTTATTACATTAACTTTATTTTTTACAGTACTAACTTCTAAAGCTCAAGAAGCATTTGAAGGTGTTTGGGTTATGGAAGGTTCAACATATAAAACAGTAATTTTAGCTAGTGACTATGCTGTAGTTAGAATTATTAATTATAGTTTTAAATCAAACGGTACGTTAAACGAAGTTATATTAACTCAAACAGACACTACAATGACGACTTCAATATATAATCCTAGAAATGGCTATACTGTTGGAATGTCTTACACTGTTATAGATGAAGATACTTTACAATGTGTTTTTACAGGAGATGAAAACAGTACTGTAATTATGAAAAAAGAATAAATGAAAAAAATAATTCAATGGCTATCAGGTGGCGTTATCAAAGAGATTGGTAACGTCATCGACAAGCTTACTACAACCGAAGAAGAAAGGTTAGAAGTAAAGAAACAAATACAGCAGATATTAGAAGACGCAGATACTAAGGCTCAAGTAGAAGTTAGTAGGCGTTGGGAAGCAGATATGAAATCTGATAGTTTTTTAAGTAAAAACATTAGACCTTTTATATTAATATATCTAACTGTAATCTTTACGTCTCTAGCTTTTTTTGATGGCAACATTGGTGAGTTTGCGTTAGCTAAAGAATATATACCAATTTTTCAAACATTGCTAGTAACCGTTTACGGAGCTTATTTTGTAGGTAGAACTTGGGAGAAAGCAAAATCAATAACAAACAATAAATAAAAAAAATGGGAACATTCGGAATAACATATGGTCTTGTAGGCAAAGCACTAGCTATCGGCGGTGGAACGGCAACCATAACACCAACCTCTGCTTGGGAGTTTGAAAACCAATCTGGAACTTTAGGTACTAACTTAACAGGTTCTTCAATATATTCTGGTACAGGCGGGAATATCGTAGGCATATTATCTGGCGCAACAGTCGCTGTAACATTTAATGCTGTTCCTGCTGGAACGATTTTACCAGTAGCGTTTGATTATATTCTTTCTGGCCCAGCAGATATGGTTGCGTTAAAATAGTTAAAAATCAAGTAACTATATTATTATAAACAATTAAATCAAATAAAATGAGTAAAATTACAGACGAACAATTAAAAAGTATTACCGAAGGTCAAAAAGAATTAATGACAATAGTTAATCAAATAGGTATTTTAGAGTCTCAAAAACATAGTCTATTACATCAAGTAGCAGACGCTAATAAAGTTGTAGAAGATTTAAAAGTTGAACTCGAAAAAGAGTATGGAGCTATTGATATCGACCTAACGACTGGAGAATATACTGAAGTAGAAAAAGACTCTAAACTTACAAAAGCTTAGGATGTCTTCTATTGTAAGAAAAATAAGTATTGGTTCTGATTACAAGAATGATGCAATGCATTACTCTGTAGGTCAACAAGTTTATGGAGGTCATGAAATCTCACATATACTTTTTGATGAATTAGATAACTCTTACAATATTCACATTAAGAAAAACAACGAGGTAATGCCATGGAAGAAGTTTAATTCTCACATGGCAATATCTGTTGAATATGACTTAGAGTATTGAAAGGGTTATACGACTTTATAGTAGAGCCATTAGGTGAAAAATACAGTAATACAATTAAAATAGGTGGCAAAGAGTTAGTTTTAAATTCAAAAATTGAAGACTTTAAATTTGTAAATAGATTAGCTAAAGTTATACAAACACCTAAAGCTGTAAATACTGGTATTGATGTTGGTGATATAATTGTTATACACCAAAACGTGTTTAGAGTATTCTATGACATGAAAGGAGAAAAAAAGAAAAGTAGATCTTGGTTCAAAGATGATCTATATTTCTGTGCAGTAGATCAAATCTACTTATATAATAAAGGTGGTGATTGGAAAGCTTTTGGAAACAGATGTTTTATTTCACCTATAAAAAATACAGAATCCCTAACGCTGGATAAAGAGAAGAGCCTTGTTGGTATATTAAAATATGACAATAGCTCCTTAAATGCACTGGGGATTAACTCAGGAGATCTAGTTGGCTACACGCCAAACGGAGAATGGGAATTTTTAGTTGACGGAAAGCGATTATACTGTATGAAATCTAATGATATCGTAATTAAATATGAACACCAAGGAAACGAAGTTGAATATAATCCAAGCTGGGCAAGTAGCAGTTCAGGAGTTGATAAAAGTAGCTAAAGAAGCTATTGTTGATTCAGGAGATGATATCACGGCGGATAGATTAAAAAACGCTGCAGCTACAAAGAAACTAGCTATATTCGATGCTTTTGAAATATTGAGTAGAATAGAAGCTGAAGAAAACTTGTTAAACGAAAAACCTGTAGAAGTAAAAGAGGAAAAGTCTTTTAGAGGATTTGCAGAAGGGAGATCTAAATAATGTACGAGCAAACTTTATATAAAGTATTAAAAGACCACGTAAAGCCTAAAGTTCTTAAAAGAATGAATAGGTATAAGAAGTGGGAATATGGGTACAACAAAGAACACGACTTAATAGTTATAAGTAAAACCGGCGAGATAGGTGAGATATATGAGATACAAGATCTTGTAATAGCTTTACCAAAAGAAAATGACGTTGTTAACTTTGAAGATAACAAATGGTCTCATTCAGAATACCCAAAAGAATTAAATAAAATTAAATCTGTATTTGACTGGGAAGAATACCCGTTAGATTTTAAAGAAAAGTGGTATGATTACATTGATAAAGAATTCACGCGTCGCGAAGAGGGTTTTTGGTTTATTAACAAAGACAAGCCTACTTATATTACTGGCACTAACTACATGTACTTGCAGTGGAGTAAGATTGACGTCGGGCAACCAGACTTTAGGGAATCAAACAGATTATTCTACATATTCTGGGAAGCTTGTAAAGCCGACACGCGTAGCTATGGGATGTGCTACCTTAAGAACAGAAGATCCGGTTTTTCGTTCATGGCAAGCGGGGAGACAGTTAACCAAGCAACAATATCTACAGATGCTCGCTTTGGTATACTCTCGAAATCTGGACCCGATGCAAAGAAAATGTTTACTGACAAAGTTGTCCCAATATCAGTCAACTATCCATTCTTCTTTAAACCAATACAAGACGGTATGGATCGCCCGAAGACAGAGCTCGCGTACAGAGTACCAGCGTCGAAATTTACAAGACGTAAGCTTGACTCCAACGAAAAGCTTCAAGAAATCACCGGTCTCGACACCACAATCGACTGGAAAAACACAGGTGATAACTCGTATGACGGTGAGAAATTAAAACTACTAGTACACGATGAAAGTGGAAAGTGGGAAAGACCTACAAATATATTAAACAACTGGAGGGTAACTCGAACTTGTTTAAGGTTAGGTTCAAGAATTATAGGCAAGTGTATGATGGGTTCAACCTCAAACGCTTTAGATAAAGGAGGAGACAACTTTAAAAAACTTTACAATGATTCAGATGTTACGCAAAGAAATGCCAATGGACAGACTCGCTCAGGACTCTATAGTTTGTTCATACCTATGGAATGGAACTACGAGGGTTACATTGACACTTATGGCTTTCCTGTATTCGACACTCCAAAAGAAGAGTTAAAAGGACCTTTAGGCGATACTATAGTTCAAGGTGTTGTGGAGTACTGGGAGAATGAAGTCGAAGGATTAAAGCAAGATCAAGATGGTTTAAATGAATTCTACAGACAATTCCCGCGTACAACAAAGCACGCTTTTAGAGATGAGTCTAAAGAATCTTTATTTAATTTAACAAAAATATACGAGCAAATAGATTTTAATGAAGATCTTAAAAACTCAATATCAGTTACACAAGGAAGTTTTCAATGGGAGAACGGTGTTAAAGACTCTAAAGTTACATTTATGCCTAATAAAAACGGAAGGTTCAGAATTTCTTGGGTTCCACCTGCAAACTTGCAAAATCGTGTAATAATAAAGAGTGGGTATAAATATCCGGGAAACGAACACTGCGGAGCCTTTGGTTGTGACAGTTATGATATATCAGGTACAGTTGACAAAAGAGGATCTAATGGATCTTTGCATGGTTTAACTAAGTTTTCAATGGAGGACGTGCCTCCAAATCATTTCTTTTTAGAATACATTGCTAGACCACAAACCGCTGAAATATTTTTTGAAGACGTATTAATGGCTTGCGTGTTTTACGGTATGCCGATACTAGCAGAGAATAATAAACCTAGATTATTATACCATTTTAAAAGAAGAGGTTATAGAAATTTTTCTATAAACAGGCCAGATAAAAAATATAATAAATTATCAGTAACAGAAAGAGAACTTGGTGGAATACCAAATTCAAGTGAAGATATAAAGCAAGCTCACGCGGCAGCTATTGAAACATACATAGAATCATACGTTGGTTTAAAAGAAACTGGATATGGTGATATGTTTTTTCAAAGAACATTAGAAGACTGGGCTAAATTTAATATAAACAACAGAACAAAGCACGATGCTTCTATTAGTTCTGGCCTAGCTTTAATGGCTTGCAATAAACACAGATATGCTCCGTCTAATCCGGTTATAAGAGAGTCTGTAAATTTAGGTATTAAAAAATATGACAACAAAGGGGTCAATTCAAAAATTATAAGTTAAATGGGTATATACACTAACACTAATAGCGCTTTTCCAAGCCAAGTAGTAAGCGATGCTGAAAAAGCTAGCTGGGAATACGGAACTCAAGTTGCTCAAGCTATCGAGTATGAGTGGTTTGACCAAGGCAGAACTGGAGGTAATAGATACTTAACAAACTGGAATAACTTTCATTCGTTAAGACTATACGCTAGAGGTGAACAACCTGTGCAGAAATATAAAGATGAGTTGTCAATTAATGGTGATTTGTCTTATCTTAATTTAGACTGGAAGCCTGTACCTATTTTATCTAAGTTCGTAGATATTGTAGTTAATGGTATATCGCAAAAGTCTTATGACATTAAAGCTTATTCTCAAGATCCTAGTTCAGTTAAAAGAAGAACTGAATACGCTAGCAGGCTTCAAGAAGACATGGTTGCTAAAGAATATCTAGACGGTTTAAAACAAACGTTAGGTATTGATTTGTACCAATCGCCAAGTGGAGTTGTAGTTCCAGGATCTAAGGAAGAGTTGGAATTACACATGCAACTTAGTTATAAGCAATCAATTGAAATAGCAGAAGAAGAAGCTATATCAACTGTGTTTGCTCAAAACAAATACGATCTTGTTAGACGAAGATTGAATATGGATCTTACGACTATAGGTATCTCAGCTGGTAAAACTAACTTTAACACAGCTGAAGGAATTACTGTTGATTACGTAGATCCAGCTTATATGGTTTACTCGTATACAGAAGATCCAAACTTTGAAGATATATACTATGTAGGCGAGGTAAAGTCTATAACAATACCAGAGCTTAAAAAAGAGTTTCCTGGTATATCAGAAGAAGAATTAAAAAAAATACAACAAACACCTGGTAACAGGCAATATGTAACTGGTTGGGGTAATTACGATGAGAACACAGTACAGGTAATGTACTTTGAATACAAGACGTATCACAATCAAGTGTTTAAAATAAAACAAACAGATTCAGGGTTATTAAAAGCTTTGGAAAAGCCAGACACTTTTAATCCACCTGAAAATGATAACTTTGAAAGAGTATCTAGATCAATAGAGGTTTTATACACTGGAGCTAAAGTTTTAGGAACTAACACTATATTAGACTGGAGTCTAGCAGAGAATATGTCTAGGCCAATGGCAGATACAACTAAGGTTGAAATGAATTACGCTATATGTGCTCCTAGAATGTACAAGGGACGTATAGAATCTGTTGTAAGTAAATGCGTTGGATTTGCAGATATGATTCAACTAACACATCTTAAACTGCAACAGGTAATGTCTAGAATGGTACCAGACGGTGTCTACTTAGATATGGATGGTTTAGCTGAGGTTGATCTTGGTAATGGAACTAATTACAATCCAGCGGAAGCATTAAACATGTATTTCCAAACTGGTTCTATTGTAGGTAGATCAATGACACAAGATGGTGATATGAATCCTGGTAAAGTACCTATTCAAGAACTTAATAGTTCTAGCGGTCTAGGTAAGATACAAGCGCTTATACAAACGTATCAATATTATTTACAAATGATCCGTGACGTAACAGGATTAAATGAAGCTAGAGATGGAAGCTCACAAGATAAAAACTCATTAGTAGGTCTTCAAAAGATGGCCGCTAATGCATCCAACGTAGCAACTAGACATATAAAGCAAGCTAGTTTATATCTCACATTAAAGCTAGCAGAAAATGTTTCTCTTAAAATAGCAGACGCTTTATACTTTCCGCTGACAGCTGAATCACTTAAGAACTCTATATCAACTTTTAATGTTGAAACATTACAGCAGGTTGTTGATTTAAACTTATATGACTTTGGTATATTCTTAGAATTAGAACCAGACGACGAAGAGCAAGCTAAACTAGAAGAGAATATTCAAGTTGCATTAGGCCAAGGTGGTATTGACTTAGAAGATGCTATAGACTTAAGGCAGATTAAAAATCTCAAGTTAGCTAATCAAATGTTAAAGGTTAAGCGTAAAGCGAAGGCTAAACAAGACCAAGCTAATCAACAAGCTAACATCAAAGCTCAAGGTGATTCTCAAGCTGAAACAGCAGAGAAAACAGCAATGGCTGAAGTGCAAAAGCAAGAGGCTATTATGGGTGCGAATGTTCAGTTTGAACAATCTAAGAATCAAATGGAGATTCAAAGAATGGAGATTGCAGCTCAATTAAAAGCTCAAGAGATGCAAACTAAGTTTCAGTTTGATATGCAGCTAAAACAACTTGAGGTTCAGAACATGCAACAAAAAGAAAAAGCTATTGAGGATCGCAAAGATACTCGTAGCAAAATGGAAGCTTCGCAGCAAAGCGAGCTTATAAGTCAAAGGCAAAACGATAGTTTACCTATAGACTTTGAAAACGAACCCGATATGGGCATGCAAGCTTTCATGTAGGAAGTAAACAATTATTTAATTATATTATATTATGTCAGAAGTAAAAACAAATGAACCTGTTAAGCAGGAAGGTGAGTTTAAAATTAAAAAGAAAACTCCAAAAAAATTAACAACACCAAGTAACGAACCGGTTAAAGTAAACATCAAAGAACCTTTGATTGAAACAGAGCCTGAGGTTATAAAAGTGGTAATACCTAAAGAAGATGCCATTCAAATCGGAGAAACAAAGGAAGTTCCTGTGGAAAAACCATCCGGAGATAGCGCTGCGGTGGGAGAACAAGTACAAAAGCCCGTCGAAGATGTTAAAGAGTTTACACCAATCAAAGAGGTTGAAGTAGCTAAAGTTGAGGCAGAAGTTAAAGAAGCTTTAAGAGATGAAAAAGTACTAGGTAAGCAATTACCTGAAAACATCGAAAAACTAGTTAGCTTCATGGAAGAAACTGGTGGGACAATTGAAGATTACACAAGGCTTAACGCCGATTACTCTAATGTAGATGAAAAAACATTATTAAAAGAGTATTATAAGAAAAACAAACCTTATTTAGATAATTCAGACGTAGAGCTTCTATTAGAAGATTTTGACTACGACGAAGATCTAGAAGAGGATAGAGATATACGCAAAAAGAAACTTGCGTTCAAGGAAGAGGTTGCAAAAGCTAAAGGTTTTTTAGAGGAAACAAAGGTTAAGTATTACGATGAAATCAAGTTGAGATCAAACGTAAACCCTGATACTCAAAAAGCTACGGATTTTTTCAACCGCTATAATAAGCAGCAGGAAACAGCTAAGCAACAACATTCACAGTTTCAAGAAAGTACTAAACAGCTTTTCAACGATGATTTCGAAGGTTTCGATATTAAAGTCGGTGATAAGAACTATAAGTACAATATTCAAAACCGTGATAAAGTTGCAGAAAACCAATCAAACATTAATAACCTTGTCGGGAAGTTCCTAGACTCAGATGGTAATGTTAGTGACACGAAAGGTTATCACAAAGCTATGTACGCTGCTGACAATGTGGATAAGATTGCCTCTCATTTTTACGAGCAAGGAAAAGCTGACGCTGTTAAAGACGTTGTAAATTCATCAAGAAACTTAAGTGATACCAAAGCTAGGTCCACTCAAGGTGATGTTTTTGTAAACGGGTTTAAGGTTAAAGCTATTTCAGGTACTGACTCCTCGAAATTAAGAATAAAAACAAAGAAATTTAACTAAAAAAACAAAACAATTATGAGTTTAACTCCTCAATTTGGGTCTATTGTCCCAAGTCAATCACAGCAGTTGTTGCAATCAAACTACCTCCAGTTTAATAATGGGGCTAATGATTTTGCACAGCAATATTTACCAGAAATCTACGAAGCTGAAGTAGAGCGTTACGGAAACCGTACGTTATCTGGATTTTTAAGAATGGTTGGTGCTGAAATGCCAATGACTTCTGATCAAGTAATTTGGTCTGAACAAAATAGATTACACATCTCTTATGATGGAGTATCTCAAGCTAACGTTGGAGCTGGTACTGCTTCTCAAATCACAATAAACCCAGGTGCGGTTGCAGGTGTATCTAATGTTATATCTGTAAATGATACTGTAGTAGTTTTAGATCCTGTAACAGGATTAGAAGCTAAAGGTATTGTGATTGCAACCGTTGTTGGCGCTGCTGGAACTATTGATATTCAGCCTTATTCTAACTTAAGCTTAGCTACTCAAGGATTCAGTGCTACTGGATTAAAGGTATTCGTTTACGGTTCTGATTATGGAAAAGGATCTAACATTGCAACTGGAGACAGAGTAAGTGTTGAGCCATCTTTTACACAGTACTCTAATTCTCCAATCATCATCCGTAACCAATACACTGTATCTGGTTCTGATATGGCACAAATTGGATGGGTTGAAGTTGCGACTGAAGACGGAACATCTGGGTACTTATGGTATTTAAAAGCTGAATCTGAAACTCGTTTACGTTTTGAGGATTACTTAGAAATGTCAATGGTAGAAGGTGAGTTCAATCAAGTTGCTGCAACTGCTGGAACAAACCCTGGAACACAAGGTTTATTTGCTGCTATTCAAACTCGTGGTAATGTAGAAGTAGGATTTACTGCTGCTGCTGGACTTGACGAATTTGATGCTATCCTTAAGAATTTAGATACTCAAGGAGCAATTGAAGAAAACATGTTATTCTTACAAAGACAAACATCTCTTGATTTTGATGATATGCTAGCTGCTATCTCTGGTGGATTTGCCGGTGGAACTGCTTTTGGTTTATTTGAAAATTCAGAAGAAATGGCTTTGAATTTAGGATTTAGCGGATTCCGTAGAGGATCTTACGATTTCTATAAGACTGACTGGAAATACTTAAACGATGCTTCTACTCGTGGTGGATTAAACGGTATTAGTTCTATTGAAGGTGTATTAGTACCTGCTGGAACTTCTACAGTTTACGATCAAGTACTAGGAACTAACATTCGTAGACCATTCTTACACGTACGATACAGAGCCTCACAAGCTGATGATCGTCGTATGAAGTCTTGGTTAACTGGTTCTGCTGGAGGCGCTTATACTTCAACTCTTGATGCTATGGAAGTAAACTTCCTATCTGAAAGATGTTTAGTAACTCAAGCTGCTAACAACTTTGTACTTTTCAAAGGAATCTAGTAACACAACAATAACAATCCCTGCCTTCGGGTGGGGATTTTTTATATGACATTAGCCCCTTACTAGTTATATACTAAGGCTATTGTCACATTTTTAAACTATTTAATTATATTATATTATGGCTAAAAAAGCTACAGCAGAAACAATTGAGGTTGCACCTCAGGAACAAGTTGTAACACAAGTTACTACTCCAGTAAAACCCACAAAACCATCGTGGGAAATCAAGGATAGAGTTTATTACTTAAAAGGTAACAAAAACCCTTTAACATTAACAATTCCAAGTAGACATACAAGAAAGCATGCTTTACTTTATTTTGATAAAAAAACTGGGAAACAAAAAGAAATAAGATACGCAACTAATCAAGACTCACCACTTGTTGATGAACAAAAAGGGGAATGTACTATGGGTCATATAAGATTTATGGATGGAGACTTGAAAGTTCCAAAAGAACAACAGAACTTGCAGAAGTTGCTTTCATTGTATCACCCTTTAAAAGGTAGGATATACGAAGAGTTTAGCGCTAGCGAAAAAGCTGAAGACGAACTAGATATATTAGATCTTCAAATTGATGCTTTAAATGCAGCTAGATCAATGGAAGTTGATCATGCAGAAGCAATACTTAGAGTTGAGCTAGGTTCTAAAGTAAATGAAATGAGTTCTAAAGAACTTAAAAGAGACTTATTATTATTTGCTAGAAACAATCCTGCATTGTTTATTAACTTAGCTAATGATGAAAATGTACAACTAAGGAATTTTGCTATTAGAGCACAAGAGGTTGGCATTATAAGTCTATCACAAGATCAAAGAACATTTACATGGGTGTCAACTGGTAGAAAATTAATGAATGTACCTTTTGACGAAAATCCTTACTCAGCATTCGCGGCTTTCTTAAAGACAGACGAAGGTGTTGAAATCTATAAGTCTATAGATAAAAAACTATAAAAACAAGTAATACTATAGTAGCTAGGTCACTTTAAAAGTGGCCTAATTGCTATAATTAAAAAAACAACAAATGGCGGTAAATGTAAACACTGTGTATCAAACGGTCTTGTATATATTAAACAAAGAACAAAGAGGTTACGTTCCACCTGCTGAGTTTAATAGCTTAGCGGCTCAGGTTCAGTTGGAAATATTTGAATCATATTTTCCAGATGGAAATCAATTAAATAGACCGAATCAAAATAATAGTCAAAATGACACTGAGTTTTTTAATATGTCTAAAGACATACAATCAAAATTAACGCCGTTTGAACAAGAATTACAATTAACTATAAACGCAGAAAATGCTTTTATTCAACCTCAGTTGTCAGATACTGGTTCTATAAATAGAACTGTGCGTAAATTTGGGTCTATTATATCAACGTATGATGGTCAAACTAAATACGATTCAATAACTCAGTTTACTTCAAAAAGTGATTACAACAAAATAGTAAGATCAAAACTAACTCTACCTACAAAAAAAAATCCAATATACTACTTAAGCAGTGGCACATCTACTAGTTCTTCTTTAATAATAAACCCTCTTCCAGACTCTGTATTAGCTAATTGCGTGGTTTACCCATTAAATCCAAATTGGAACTTTACAATTGGTAGTTCCGGTCAATACTTACACAATTCTACAAACTCTGTTAATTTTGAACTAGACAATTCAGAGCAAACAAATATAGTTATGCATATATTAAAATATTGCGGAGTTATAATAAATGACCCTACCGTTATACAGACGGCTGCTCAAGATATTCAACAAAATTCAATTAACGAAAAATCATAATAAATGAGCCTAATAACAGAAACTAATCAACAGTACTATCAAGGCGCTCAAGGTTTTAGAGGTGACGGTGTTAAGTTATCTTTTGAAACTACTTTTGATACAAATTTAATTTTAGGTAGCTTCGATCCCAATAACGTCGACTATGCTTTAAATAATTTTAAATTATACACTAGTACTACTGGTCTACCAGGTTCTTATGTTGAGTATTTAACTGTTTTCACAGTAGTTAACAATGCTATAACTTTTGAAGCAGGTTCTGAACCAGCGAATGGTTTATACATAGTTGTTCAATTAAAAATCTTAGATGGTGGTAAGTATGGAACTACGGAGGCTGAAAAAGCTTATGGACAAGCTGTTGAAGATAACTATGGTAGTTACGCTTATACAACTTTAGATGACGCTATAGATAACTTTATGGTTGGTTATGTTGGTGATGGAAAGTTAGTTCAAACCGCTAAGAGATCTGATATATTGTTTCATGCTAAAAGAGGTTTACAAGAATTTAGCTATGACACTTTAAAGAGTATTAAATCAGCTGAATTAACAATACCAGCCAGTTTAACTTTAGCTTTACCTCAAGATTATGTAAATTACGTTAAATGCTCTTGGGTAGATCAAGCAGGTGTTTTACATCCTATCTATCCTACAAACAACTTAACCACAAGTCCTTACTACACTCAAATTCAAGATAGCACTGGAGTTCCTACTCAAGACAACTTTGGATCAGATATTGAAGGTACATCGATCACTCAAGAAAGATGGCATAGTAATAGTAGTGGCGATTTATTAAATAACAATTTAACGGGTATAAATGATTTTTCTTTAAATCTTAACCAAAACGGAGAGTTTATTAATTTCCAAAACTTTGGACAATTATATGGCTTAGATCCTCAATATGCTAATGTTAA